TCTTGAAGCCGCTCATACGAACCTCTCCGGCGGCACCGGCCACTCGGTCAGCAGGTCGTCGGGGATAGAGGGTTCGGCCTCCACGCTTGCGACGTTGGCTTGAGCGGGCCGAAGTCGGTCGAGTGTGACCTGCACCCTAGCCAGATAGAGAGCGAGTCTCCAGAGGGCCTCAGAATTGCTCATCGCGGCCCCCCATACCCCTTGCTGGGGTCTTTCCAGCCGGCGCCCAGCTTGGCGTGTTCGGCGTAGCGCGTCTGGTCGGGCTTGCGGTGTGTCTCTTCGTGCGCCTCCAACTCAGCCCACAGCCGCTTACGATCGGACTCTGACCCCTTGAACTCCTTGTCACACCACGCGCAGGAATAGATCCAAGTCACGGTTTCACCTCCCATTGGGAATGTAATCAGAGGCCCCGGGGATGGAGCCTGAGGTGTGAACAGCAGACTGTCCCCGGGGCTTGACTACCACAGCGGGCTGTGGCAGGATGAGTGCGTGAACAGCGGACTGAAAGAGCATGTTACCACCTCTCCACGCATAGCACACTTCCCCGTCTGTCACCGGAGCCGACGCAAGGGCCGGCCGTCAGCCTTACGGACCCTGCAAGTCCATGCACAGGTACGCCAGCGCAAAGAGGCCGCCGGGTTGCGACCGGTCGTGGGCCGCCTAGTAGAGCGAGCCCCGGCGCTGACCTCTGCCGTTCGCTAGCCCGGGCGCCGCAACTTCGAGTGTCTACTACGGGCCTAGCCACCGCTGCGCTCACGGTAGGTGACTCGGCGGGCGAGGGTGAGGGCGCGGGTAGCTCGCCGCCATGCCAACAGTTGTTCAACGTGGCTCCCCTTGTCGCAATCCTCAGCCTTGCACGGTGGCTCCCAATAGTTCAGCGCCCGGGTTAGCGCCTCCACCATCGCGCCCCAAGCCTCGGCCAGCGTGTCACAGGCGGGGCAGCCCGAAGCGCACACGCAGCCGTTGCCGAGAGTCGCCTGATTATCGCGGGTCGGTCCCGGCGTCATCTTCCCGTTCATCGCTCGCCTCCATTCCCGCACGCTAATGCGCGGCTAGCCGCTTCCATGATCTTGACTGCCTCTGTGAAGTCTCTACGCCAATCCTCAGGCGAACCATAGGCCGCGCCCATTCGCTGAATCGTTCCGGCCTGCAACGTAGCAAGGTCTCTGATGGCGGTGATAATGTCGGTTGGCTTCACGGCTTCCCCTTCCCGTCCGCCGCGAGGGGGCGGACATCGCCTGCCGCAGCATTAACCCACTGCCAGATTTCGTGCTCGGGCATCTCCCATGAGTTCCGGTCGAGACGGGCCACGACCGCCCACTTAAAGTCTTGGTAGAGTCGCAGCGCCAAGTCCAAGGCGGCCACGCGAGAGACGAGCGCCAAAGCGAGTTGAGCAGGCCCGCTGCCGCCGTAGCCCCATTCGAAGCCGTCGGGAGAATGATTCATGAGATTGTGACGCGGGTCCAGCGGAGTCCACTTCAGGCCGTCTGTGCTCCATTCGACACGCGCTCCGCGAGGAGTCCGAAAGCCGCGATAGATGACCTTGCTCCGGGGCCGCTCCGCGATCCCCTCCGGCGCGGTACTCGGTGGCGCGGTCGGCTTGCTGGCGGGTTGGATTTGCAGGTCAACGGTGCATGGTGCACATCGGCCAGCCTTGGTAAGCGGCCCATTTCCGCCGCACCTACGGCACCGCGTTCGCTCGCTCCCCTTCGCTTGCGTCATGACCGCACCTCCTGAACGTCATGACCGGCATGGCGTGGGCTCACGGCCTCGATAGCCTCGTCGATGCGCTGGGGCTTCCGAGTCGTGGCACAGAAATGGCCGCCGTTCTCCAAATCATCAGCGACGGTCACGTTGCAGATCCAGCACGTCCAGCACTCTCGCTTCGCTTGCGTCATGGCGTCACCTCCCTGTGTCCCGTGTGTTGATTCCACCCTGTCACTACACCATTGATACCACCTTGTCATGTCAGAGTCAAGTGGAATCGTACAGGCCGCGAAGATCGTGTGTCCCGATTGACACAACAGGCCGCTGCGCTGCCGCTCGATATTGCGCTCAATCGCCGCATTGTGGCCAGCGCCTTGCCAGCGAGTGATTCCATGCCAACCTCAGCTAACTCGCCTGGATCATAAATCTTATGATGTCTGGCTGGGTGGATCATAAATTCTATGATGGCTGTGACTGTTACATTTTTACTCACCATGTCATATGCCAACTAATTGGCAATTACCTACCGCTCGGTAGGTAGCGAGTCAGCGTGTGCAGCGCGGCTCACTTCCTGCTAGGGGGATAGGGTTATAGGGGAAGGGGGACCGCGTGCTATTAGACTAAGTGAGACTCTCAACTCGCATGGTTGAGACTCCAGCGTGAGACTCGGTGAGACTAGATGAGACTCGCTGCGACGGTTGAGACTCAATTGCGACACCCCCACTGGACCCCGGCCGGGCGAGGAATGTCGGATCAGATACCCTCTTGCAATAGTATAATACCTCCACTAGTGATATGATATGTAGAGGAGGTAACAGATGCCTACTAAGGAAATGGTTTGTGAGTACGCGAGACGTTGGCGCGAAAGGAATCCAGAGAAGGCCGCTGAGTCTAGGAAGAAATGGAAATTAAAAAATCCTGAGAAGATGGCTCTGTATAAGCTAAGGTACCGAAAGAAGCACCCGCACGAAGCCAGAAATAGATACCGATTAGATCCTGTGTATAGAGAGGCCACTAGACTACGCAGTAGAGAGTATCACCGAGCAGTTAAGGAAGAGGTTCTTGCTGCGTACGGATCAATCTGCGTGTGTTGCGGAGAGAGTGAGAAGGCATTCTTGACCATAGACCACTTCGGTGATGATCGCGGGAAGTTGAGCAAGAAGAAGTATCGAGGGTATCGAATACCACTGCGCGGACTTTCTGAATACATTAGGCTTAGACGCCTTGGATGGCCCAAGGATGGAATCAGGGTTCTATGCTTCAACTGCAACTGTGGCCGCAGAGACGGGCCGTGCCCGCATGAGATAAAGCGACTAGCTGCCGATAACTATTAGTTGTGTACGGCTTGACACAGGCGGCGGCGGGGCGTATAGGGTGATATATGGAGGATGCAGCGGCGCCGGTGAAGAAGGATTCGCCGCGGTTGCGTGAGATGCGGCCGCTGGTGGTGGGGTTGAAGCGTGGGCGGGGGCGGCCGAAGAAGAATCTGCCGGCGGGGATACCGCGCGGGCCGGCGACGGCGGTTGAGATTGCGCTGGTGCGCGACCTATCTACCTGCACGGTTGACGAGATCGACAAGCGGTGGGATCAGGCGGCGCGGGTGCAGGCCGAGGCGGCGCTCACGCTCAAGTGGCGCGAGTTGGTGCCGCGCGACCATCAGCCGATCTACTTCCTCGCCGAGCGGTGCTGGTTCGACAATCCGGAGGCGAAGGGGAATCCGGCGTTCCTCTACGCGCCGCTGCACCGCGACCAATACTGTCGCCCCATCGCCAACTATCTCATCGGCGAGTCGGCTGGCATCGACGGCTTCCTCCTGCTCGGCCCGCGCGACACCTACAAGTCCACGTTCGCCGGCGTCGTCGCCATGTGGTACCTCCTGCGCCAGAAGCACCTCTACGGCCTGAACGCCCGCGTCGTCCTGCGCCACCACAAGCTGATGATGGCATCCAAGAACCTGCTGCGGCTCAAGGCCAAGTTCCGCCATCATGCCTGGGTGCGCCGCTACTGGGAGGAGTTCTGCCCCGACCCCAAGGTGAAGGATTGGGGCACGCGCGACGAGTTCACCTTCCCCAACGCGGGCTTCACTGGAGAGCAGGCGGAGGCCAGCGTCCGCGCCATCGGCCTCACAGCCTCGGATGTCGGCTTCCACAGCGACCTCGACATTGGCGACGACCTCGTGACCGACGAGCACATCACCTCCAAGGCGACGCGGGACGAGGCCAAGATGCGCTATGAGGCCAAGCAGTTCACCCGCGATACCGTGGGCGGCAAAGAGGTGAACATCGGCACGCGCTACCACGTCAACGATCTCTGGGCCGCGCTGGAGAAGGCCAACGCGGAAGGGGACAAGCGATACCTCATCGTCAAGATCAAGGCCATCGCCGACAAGTGTACCGTGTGCGGCTGCGACGAGGCGGCGCACAAGTCGGTGGACGGGCCGTGCCTGAATCACTCCGGCTGCCTCGGCGCCCGCATCTACGCCCACCCGCACCGCCTGACCAAGCAATTCCTCGAAAAGAAGATGCAGGCGGAGTTGTCGCGCACCGGCCGGGTCGTTCTCTGGTACCTGCAATACCAGAATGAGCCAATGAGCACGGCGCTGGTGGCCGCCAATCCAGCGTGGATCAAGCGCTGCTCCCAGAAGGATATCCCAGACGACGCATGGCCGGTCATCACCATCGACCCGGCATGGAAGGGAACCAAGAACCAGGGTGACGGCGACGACGCCTCCATCCAGCAGTGGTTCATCGCCAACGTCGGCGGCCTTGTCCACCGCTACCTCGCCGATGGCGTCACCTCGAATGAGTTGACCAGCGCCGACGGCTGCCGCGAGATCGTCCGTCTCGCCAAGAAGTACGGCACCTCCGACGCTGCCCCCGAGGAGCACGGCGGCTTCGCCTTCCGCACCGCGCTCTCCAACTACAGCGACGAGCAGGGTGCCCCGCTCAACCTCATCGAGTTGAAGATGAAGCAGACCGGCAAGGATCAGCGCATCGTCGCATGGCTGCGCGAACTGGAGAGTGGCCGCATCCACATCTGTGACGAGTGCGACCCTGACACGCGCGAGAAGCTCATAGACCAGATCACCGAGTACCCGCAGGTGGACCATGACGACGCCATCGACGCCGCCGCCTACACCTGTGACCCGAACATCGCCGATGCGTGGGTGCCCAAGACTCGGAAGCCTTCGCGGCCTTGGATGACCGCGCCGAAGCAGGAGTATCAGCCGCAGGCGACGCGGCATTGTGGAATCTGAGGCGCTTGTGAAACTTTTCACAATCTCTACGGCAGCCACGGGCCGCTGATCGTGGCTAACGAGGGGAGCAATCCCCGATGACGGCCCCGGCCTCAACGCCGGGCGAGCACAAGGAGTAGACGATGCCCCGCAAAGTCCGACCCGGAATCATCACCCTGCACGGCTCGGTGGCCTGTGGTGCCGCCGACGCCACCAACCTCATCCTCGGCCCGGATGCCACCGCCTCCGCCGCCCTGGTCATGCCGTTCGACAACATGACCTTCCTTGGCGCGGTAGTCGTCCAGCGCGTCGCCGGCACCGGCACTGGCACATTCTCCATTCGCCTCGACATCGGCGCCACGCCCGTCACGGTCAGCGAGACATCCGCCGCCACGTTCATCGATGCCGACGCCGTGGCCGGGACCTATCAGGGCTACCTCGACGGCAACGGTAACTGCGGCGCCATCGGCCAGCAGATCAAACTGACCACCGTGAAGACCGGCACCGTCTCCGGCAACGCCACGCTCGCCATCACCATGATGTTCAGCGCGTAGGGGGCGGCAATGGCTCTCACCTACACGCTCTCATCTCCAGCCGCCATAGCCAACAACGTCATCGTCGGCGGTGTTGCCGGCAAGGTGATCAAGGTCTTCTACTTCGCCGCGACCGCATCAGGTGGCGCCAACACGATCACCTTCAAGTCGGGTTCGAACGTCATCCACCCGGCGTTCATACTCGCCGCGAATCAGACAGTCACCGGGGGTCTCGGAGATAGGAGCATCCCCATCATGCAGACGGCTGTCGGTAGCAATCTGACGATGGCTGAAAGCGCGGCGACCACAGTCGATGTCTTGGTCGTCTACATCATCACTGACGCATCGGACACTGTTTAGGAGACTCGCATGATCAATGATCCGCTTCCACCCGAAGACGATCCCGACCCGACGCCGCTCCCCGACACGGAGCCGCAGCCCGAGAGCGAATAGGCGATGTCATCTCGAGGCGCACTCAACATCGACACGCTCTCGATGGTCGCCGACCTCACCGGCCTGACAGCCAGCGGCTCGGTCCTTATCGGCACTCTCAGCAAGGACTATGTGGAGGTGGTGGACTTCATCCTGACCACCCGCGTGGCTGGCGTCGGCAACCAGACCGCCACATACACGCTGCAGACGACGCCGACTCAGGTCATCACGCCATTCACGTCAGTCTCGGCCGCGTCGGCTAACCTGCAGAACAATTCGGTCGTCGGCACCTCGGTACAGACATCCGGCATCGGCGACGTGTCAGCCTCACTCGCTCAGGGCCGCAATCTGTTCGTCACCGTGACCTATGGTGCGGGCGTCACGTCAGGCGCCTCGCTCTACATGCAGGTCACGCTGCGCAAGACCTAGCATGGCGCGCCGCATCTCGTTCAAGAAGGGAACGCCGGGATATGCCAAGAGGCGAGAGGTAGCGGAGGCCATCGCCCGTGAGCATCCCGGCATCAGCATGGCGTCCAAGTTCAAGATAGCGACCAGTGCGGTGAAGAAGTCATCGAGGCGGAGGCGCTGACATGGCACGCAAGGTGAACTTCATCCAGCGCAATCAAGCATCCCGGCTCATTCACCCGCAGCGCCAAGAAGGCCGGGATGAGCGTCGGCGCCTACGCCCAGAAGGAGAAGGGCGCATCTGGCACAGTGGGCCGCCGGGCGCGCCTCGACATCACGCTCCGCAAACTCGCCCAGAGGAGGAAGCACTGATGTCCAAGCCATTCGTCTCAGGTGACGGCGCCACCTACGGCACCATCACTCCACAGGGAGAAGACAACTCGAACGTCTCCTACACGCCGACCGGCAGCGGCGGCCGCCCGCTCGACTTCAAGAACGAGCGCCCGGCTGGCAACAACTCCGCCGTCAAGCAATTCGTGTGCGGCGACGACGCGCTCAACAGTTACGGCTCGATGGAGCCGCAGCCGAATCCCGGCAATGCGTCCACCGTGACCACCGTGCCGAAGGGCACCAGCACGATGTCGCCCAACTTCAACGGGACCAACATGCCCGGCACGCAGAACATTCCCGCGTCGGGCTACTCGCAGACTTGGAAGGGCGGCGGATCGTGATGATCGTCGTCTACATCCTTGGCGTGCTATCCGGCGCCATCGCTATCTGGGCGTTCGACGAATGCCTGAGTTGGAAGGAATCGCGCGGTAAGTAGGAGAGCATGGACCCGCAGAGCACCGTCAGCGCGCCAGCACTCATCGGCCTGCGCAACGCCATCGAACGCGATGGTCAGCGCAGGTTCGTGCTGGAGTTTGTCGAGCGCGGGATGAAGGCGCGCGAACCCTACGTAGAGATCTGGAATGAGCTTTGGGACAACTATCTCGTCGTCCCCACAGGCACGACCAAGAACGCGGAGTGGCACGGAACGAGTCTGTGGCCTGCGTTTCCAAATACGCGCATGGCCGGGATGGAGCGCAGCGTACTCAAAGATCCCGAGACGCATCAGATCATCGAGGCGCTGGCGGCCCAATCGCTCGGCCTCCTGTTCAGCAGCCGCGACTACATCCAGGCCGTGCCGGTGGGCGCTGACGATCCGGAGAAGGCGCGGCTTATCTCGCGTCTACTGCAGGCCGTCTTGGAGCAGCCCGGCTTCTTCCGCACCGCCTACCAACTCTTCAAGGATGCCTTCATCTTCGGCACCAGCATCGTCGAGCTTGGCTGGGAGACCCGCAGCCGGATGCAGTACGTGCAGCAGCCCTCCTTTGACGAGAACGGCTATCCGGCAGGCAACCGTCTTGTCCCATCGGAGGTCATCTACCGCGACCGCCCGCTGTTCCGGCAGATCGACCACTACGACTTCATCCCCGATCCGAGTGGCACGCGGATTCAGGAGGACATGATCGGGGCGGCCAAGCGATTCGCCATCACGCCGCAAGAGGCGAGGCGGCTGGCTCGCTCCGGCACCTATGACGATCCGGCTGCCGTGGAGCGCGCCATCGCCACCATGCGCCGGCCGCCATCCACCTCACTTGACACGTCGCCCCAGCAGCGCAAGTTCGACCAGCTAGTCGAGCAACTCCCGTCGCGCATGGGCCTGCTCACCGGCTTCGAATACTTCGGCGAATACCCTGACCGCGTGAGTGACGGCATGTCCAACAGGAAGATCACGCTGCTCAACGGTGAACTCGTAGCTGGCTATGGCAACCCATTCACCGATGGCGCCATTCCCTACAAGGAGATCGTCGTCAACCCGGTGCAGGGCCGCTTCTGGGGATTGAGTCCAGCAGAGGTGATTCGATACCTGCAGGACTCCACCGACCACTTTATGATGACGCTGCAGGATGCTATGAACGTGGTGCTGCGCGGGCCGCTACTTGCTAGTCGTGGCTTCGGCGGCGACATCGAGCGCATCCGCAATGCCAAGTTCAACGATGTCGTGGAGGTGACGGACCGCGAGAAGATCGGCCCGGTGCAGCGCGACCTGACCATCCTCAACTTGGCGCAGGCCGAACTCGCCCGCCGCAAGGTTACGATGCGCGAGTCGCAGGGAGCCAACTCACCGCAGCAGCCCGTACCGCTTAGTGGCCGACCGACCACGCTGGAGGTCTCGGAAGTCACCCGAGTCGCATCGCAGCGCGGCGAGATGATGACCGTGCTCATTGAGAAGGACGACTATCCGCACATCGGTAGGACGCTGCATCTCCGTCTGCGGCAGTTCACCGAGCCGGACTCGGAACTGGTGGGCGTCTACGGCGGTGAGCGATTCGCGGTCACGCTGGACGATATCGACATCGACGCCGACGTACGCTTCATCGGCTCGCGTCAGGCCCAGTCGCGCTTCCAGAAGTTCAGCGCGCTCAAGGAAGCCTACAACACGCTATCGACGAATCCGGACGCCGTGACCATGTACCCGGAGCTTGTGGTGCGCATCTTCCGCGACGGCCTCGACATCGCCGACGCCGACGAGATCGTGTCCAAGGCGCTTGTGATGATCGAGAAGCAGCGGGCGCTGCTGGCTTCGCAGGGTCAGCAGCCGCCTCCTGGCCGACCCGTGGCAGGCAGCGGCACGGCATCAGCCCGCAGCGTCGAACAGTCCAACGCACAGGGGAGCAGGAACGCATGAGCGACGACAGCGGCAACGGCGCGGAGAAGTCGCGGGCCGAGAGCGTGCTCAAGTTTCTCGGGCTCGCGGGACTGCAGCAGCGTGGCCGCCCGACGCGGGCTCCGCAGGCTCCGACGCCACCCAGCCCCGACGAGTTGCGCGACAACGCCATCGCCACACTTCTACTCGCCGATCCCGCCGGTGCCGAAATCCTCATCCGCCTGATCCGCGAGCGCATCACCGAGGCGAACCTGAACGCGCACGCCAGTGTAGCGAGTCATCCGATGTGTACCGGCTTTCTAGGAGCGGAAGCAGCCCTGCGCCGCTTGCTCGACGATCTCAACCGACTCAGAGGCGGACAAGCCTAGTCGCCCCGCCACGAAAGGAGCTTCACCATGTCAGACGAATCGACGGACAAGGCCGCCGCCCCCGCCGACACCACGCCCACCGGAACACCCGCAGCTGCGGCTCCGGCAGGCACGACCCCGACAGTCGATCTCAATGCGGTCCTTGCGGAGAATCGCAGACTGAGCGAGGAGCGCGACAAGGCCCTCAAGCAGAATCACGAAGTCCGCAAGTGGGCCACGCAAGCCTCCCAAAAGGCGGCCGACTACGAGCGCCGCCTGCAGGAGCGCGGCGAGACGGACTTCTCCATCGATACGGGCAACGCACGCAGCGCCCCGTCATCCGAGATGGAAGCCGACCTCGCCGAAGTCAAGTTCAAGCTGAACACGCCCGAGTGGAACAGGGTGGTAGACAAGCAGAGCGGGAAGACCGTCTGGGATGAGATGTCCTCCATCCTCTATGACGACTCCCAGGTCGGCGAACTCGTCGGCCGCACGCCCTACCTCACCTTGAAGAACATCCACCGGGAGGTTCAGAATCGGCAGTTGAAGGCTGCGCTGAAGGCCAGCGCGGCAGCCTCACCAGCACGCAATCCGCTACTGTCCCACGCGGAGATGAGCGGTCAGGGGGCATCGACGCCCATCGCCACACTCGACATCACCGACCCCAACATGTCGGCCGACGACTTTCTGTCCGCCGCAGACAAGGCCGGGATGCTTGAAGGGCTCGTCGATCCGAACGACCTGCCGAGCTTCTTCCGGGGGAAGTAGCAGGGAGAGTCAATGGCTGTTCAGACAACCACCACGTATGCAAACCTGCTGCCCGGCGTCTGGGTTGAGAAGGTCTTCATCCCGGAACTGCGCGCACGTTTGCAGATCCAGCCGCTCGCGCGCCAGTCCACCCTGACCGACAATCAGGGCTTGGTCTGCCGCTGGGTGACGCTGGCGAACCCCACCGCCGACACCGCCACGATCTCGGAAGGCGGCAACCCGTCGGCGGACACCAACGTCTCGGTCACGGCCTACACGGCGACGATGGCCGAGTACGGCGGCTACACGGACTTCACCAAAGTCCTCGTCCGCACCGCCATCAACGGTACGCTGGAGGGCATCGTCCGCTCTCTCGCGTACAAGGCGGCGCTGTCCATCGACACGGTGCTGCTGACCACACTCAATGGCGGCACTCCGGTGGTCGTCGCGGCGGGCGCTGGAATGTCGGCTGATGCACTCGGTGCCACCGCTGCCGTGCTCAACAACTCGACTCACGCCACGGGTACTCCGGGTGCTCCCGCAATGCCGCATCCTCTGTCGCCGGGCGGCAGCATGTACGTCGGCGTCTTCTCGTCCGAGGCCGCCTACGACATGATTCGCGAGGGCGCGCCGACGTGGAGTCAGGCCAAGAACTCGCAGATCGAAGACAATCTCCGCACGCCGCTACAAGACACCCCCGTGTCCAGCGGCCTCTACGGAATCATCGTCAAGATCAGCGACAACATTCAGCGCAACGCCACGCCGTCGCCGGACAACGACCTGAACTACGTGTTCGGCGCGGACGGCTTCGGCGCCTCCGCTGTGGCCACGAACCTGAGCAAGCCAGAGGTGCGCGTCCTGATGCCGGATGAGCGAGTCGATCTCATCCTGCGCAATCAGGGCCGCGCCGCGTACTGGCTCCTGTTCGGCAACACCCGGCTCGACCAGTCGCGCTACGTGCAGGTGACAAGCTCCAGCACGGGGATCGGGTAGACGCAACCAAGAAGCGCGGCGGCGCTCACAATCTGCGCCCCTTCCCGCCGGGAGGGGCAACGAGATAGCGGCGATGATACCCAACACGCACCTGCTGACCGCGCCGGAGTTCAGAGACGCATTCGGCACCGGCATGTCGAGCGCCGACCTGATCCGTGGACTCAGACTGGCGAATCCGCGCATCTGCGTGCCGACACCGCATGGCTACACCTCGGGCGGCTCGGCAGCGACCGGCACCGGCTTGTGGCTCGGCCCCCCGCGCCAGCCCGGCAGCCAGTTCATCTGCGGCATGGATTGCGGCGAGATCCCCGAGTGGACGCAGGTGGACCAGGACGGCCGCATGATCATCCGTGGGTGGCGCGCGATACTCCAGAGGTGCATCACAGAAGGAGTCGCCACGCGCCGACGATTGGAGCGCATCTTCAAGGTGGATCTCCTCGTCGGCAAGAAGTCCCGGTTCTGCCCGCGCTGCGCCAAGCGCAAGGAATGGAAGCCCGCATACGCCGCATCGGGTCTGTGTGATGACCATGATGCCGCATTCAAGCTCGCTCAGAAGAACGCCCAACGATAGGAGGAGTCATGCCCGCAGCAGTCGTGAAGTATAACCAGTCAGCCGATCCGCACCTCAAGTTCATCGACGGCAAGCCGACCATCCACGGCTTCCCCAA